TCTAGCATTCTTCGTGACTTGTGGCACCCAGCTGGTATGGAGAAATTTGGTAGAACATTAATTCAATCTGTTCCCGTTTCTCGCGGAACCACCCTAGAAGCTTTAATTGAATACCTAGACACTCAGTATCTAACCTCTACTTCTACAACTCTTACAACTTCTACTGGTATTACAACAAGCAGATTTACAGAAACTGCTGGCGCGACCACAATTGCGACAGAGTATCTCACCACATCTGCATACGGAACTTCGTTCATAACTAAGCGCGAAACTGCTATTGATACTGCGTTTGAGACAGCCATATCGACCTCGACACTTACTGCGTTCTCAACGTTAATTACTACTGCAACTGCAATTGACACTGCTGTTGGAACAATCTTTTATACAAATACAACGTATACTGGCCAAGAAACCAGAGCAACTGTTACGACTAAGAGTACATCTACAGTATATGATACCAATAGAACAACTACATTTACTACTGCGTATGCGACTGGTACATTTAAAACAACTGCTACCAGCTACGGTACTCTAAGCGGTGTTGCTGCTACTAACTTCCAAACATCTGTTGTAACTAACTTCTTCACAACAACTGTGTTTGATACAAGTATAACTGCAGATACAACATTTACAACTTCCGCTAGTGAAACTGGATTTGTCAATCAAAATGCTGCGATAGCGGATGCTGCTGCGAAAGGATTTACATTTGATGATTGTATTTTCCTTAATGACGCTCCTCCTGGAGTCTGGTCTTACTCTTGTTCAAAAGAAGTTACAGTATCAGAAACTTCTGCTTTTGCCACGTCTAGAAGCACAGCTATCAACTCAAGTTATTCTACCACATACGATACAATTTTTAATACCAGTGGCGGAACTCTAGTCAATACAACAATTAATACCACTACCAATTACAATACTGATACTACGATTGATACAACTCGTACTACAAAATTTGATACTAGTGTGTCCACAACAACAACGTATGACACAAATACGTTAGTAGATACAGCCATAACAATTGATACTCTACCAGTAACTGCTACTGTTACCAGCTACTTTACAAATACGACCACCACGTTTGATACTAAGATCTCTACAGACAGTGGTGCTGGTACAATAGTTCAAACTGCATATGCGACGACCAGAGCCACTCGAACTGCTGGCGTAACAACAACTGTATTCTTAACAGCGTACGCAACAAAGATTGCGACTACAACTGCGTATGCTACTTCAAAAGATACCACAGTCGACACGCAGAAGTTTACTGGCACGACATTTATGACAAATCTGTTGACTACTATCAACACGATTTATGATACTTCGTTCCAAACTGAGTTTGCAACTTTTTACAATACCAAGTTCAAAGACACGACTTTAGACACAGATGTAACTACGCTGACAAATAAACAAACTGATATCATTACTAAGGTTGCGACGTCGCGTCCAACAGATGTTCAGACATATTTTACAACTGGCGAAGTATTGACAACAGTTGCAACTTCTTATGCAACTAATAAAGATACTTCTAAGTCGACAGATACATTTAAGCAAACTGCGCTTGGTACAGCATATTCAACTGCAGTTTCAACGGAAACAGGTACTTCAAAATCTACAAACACTACAACTGAATATTTGTCTGATACAAATTATAGAACTGCTAAGTACACCGATTCAGCATTTGCCACTAATTTTTTAACAGCGACTGCGTTGTATACTTCTACAACGATTGATACTAAGTTTGCAACTCAAACGTCAAAATCTACTGCATATGGTACTGGTAAAACGACCACGACTGCATACGATACAACAACGACATTTGCCACTGCAACAAATAAATCTACGTCATCAGTTTTTGACACTATAACTGCATATGCTACATCGACTAATAAATCTACAACAAGTACATTTAACACAACGACAGCATATGTAACTGCTACCAGTAAATCTACAACTTCTGTGTTTAATACTCAGACCATATTTGATACTGCCATTGCGACCACTACTGTGTTTAATACCGACACAACTATTGCGACTGCAACGTTGGTTTATACAGACACAAATCGTTCTACTAAGCGTCTAACTAACTCGGTTTACGATACCTCGACAGCGTATGCTACGACGACTTCTTACACTACGAAATATGATACTGCTTTTGATACGTTCTTTAGCACTAATACTTCAAAGATTACCGAACGCGATACTTCTACAAGTAAAGAAACTTCTGCTTCAACGGCAACAAGTAAACTAACAACTACTGGTAGCGGTGCGTTTACTTCTACAACATATAATACTACGTTTGATACAGCATATCAAACTGTTTTCTCAACACAAACTTCTGCTTTAACAGCAACAAGTAAGTCAACTGATACGACTGGCGCCACTTCAAAAGCAACGGCGACTTCAAAATCAACGACCACGTTGTTTAATACAACTACTGTGTATGGTACAACAATTGAAACTAATACTACTGGTTCGACCACTAAGTCTACAAGCACCAGTGCTCAAACAAGTAAAGCCACAGAGACAACCAAAGAAACGTCAAAATCTACTGACACCACGATCTCTACTGCGTTTAATACAACAACGACGTATCTAACACAAATTGGTACTAATAGATTTACCAGTACTTCGAGAAGCACGACGACGACGTTCAATACAGCATACGCAACAACAACTGCATATGATACGACTACAACTTTCTTGACTGTATTTAACACCACAACAACGTTTAATACTACAACAACGTTTGATACAACGTTTAATACTACAGGTTCTACGTCTAAATTAACTTCTAAGACGACAGGGACTTCTAAGTCTACTTCGACTTTATATGATACTGCGTATGCCACTACGACTGTGTTTAACACTACAACTGCATACTTAACGTTGTTTAATACAACTACCGCGTTTAACACGACAACAACGTTTAACACTACGTTTAATACATCTGCAGCAACAAGTGCGACGACTTCTAAAGCAACGAGTACTTCTAAATCTACAACTACGATTTATGTTACTGCATATGATACCACTTTTATCGATGCAGAAACTAAAGAAGAGGTTACAATAGAAACGGGTAGGAGTACTTCTAAGTCGACTACGACTGTGTTTAATACAACGACAGCATTTGTAACTGCATATAATACTACGTTTGACACTACAAATTCTACATCTAAGTCTACTGCTACTTCGAATTTAACTGGAACATCTGCTTCGACTTCTAAGTCGACTTCTACCAGCAAATCAACAGATACCACAATTGGTACTTCTAGATCTACCACGACGTTGTTTGATACAACTACGACTTATGTGACCACGTATGATACAACGTTTGATACTGTGGTTTCTACTTCTAAAGCGACTTCTACTTCTAAAGCGACAGAAACAGCTGCTTCAACTTCTAAGTCTACTGGAACCAGCAAATCAACCGATACCACAGTTAGCACATCTAAGGCAACAACTAGCGTGTTCGATACTTCGACTGCGTTTGAAACTGCATATGATACTAACAAAGCGACTGCCACTTCTCGTACTACCGCATACGCGACTACGACTGGTTTCGCTACAATCTATGCGACGCTAACAACTTATGCTACTGTGTTTGATACCACAACCGCATTCAATACAGTGTTCGCCACGGCTTCGACATTTGATACTTCTGCGCTAACTGGAACAAGTAAATCAACTTCTTCTGTGTTTGATACTACGACTGCGTTTAATACAACGTTTGCAACATCAACTATATTCGATACAGTTACATTGTTCCAAACAAATACTGCGCGCGACACCGCCATTAGCACAACTGGATCAACGAGCAAGTCTACTTCAACTTCTGCGCTAACCAGCACAGTATTCAATACATTAACATCATATGTTACAGTTTACAATACTCAGTCATTATTTGATACAGTATTCTTAACTACAACAAGTAAAGGAACTACGTTCGAAACTACGAAAGGAACATCGAAGTCTACTGATACTACCATAAATACAGCAACGATTGTTCAAACTGATTCAACTTTCTCGACAGTATATGAAACAATTTCTATTTACGATACTGCTACTGCATATTCGACATCAACAAGCAAGTCGACTGATACTAAGATCGCTACAAATATAGCGACTGCGACTTCGAAGTCGACTTCGACTGTATTTAATACAGATACTGCTATTGATACCGCTACGACCAAGTCTACCAGCACGGTATTTGATACTGATACCACCAAGATCAGCGCAACTGTTGCTTCTACTTCTACAGTATTCAATACTGATACAACTAAGTCTACTGCCACAAGTAAATCGACATCGTCAGTTTATGATACGACAATAACAACAGCGTATAATACTGATACCAGTAAATCAACGACTTACGCAACTCAGACTAAGAGCCTAACAACTATTGTAACCACTTATGATACAGCTTTAAATACTACAATTTCTACCAACAAAGAAACATCAACAACTAAAAATACAACTTTTGATACGAAGTTCTATACAGATACGCTGTTTAATTTGACTGGAACTGTGTTGAATGCTACGCAATATACAACAGCGATTTCTACTAAGTTTAATACTCAGAAGTCTACATCAACCGCTATAAATACTTCGTCAGCCACTGCTTATGTAACAGTTGTTGATACAGATACCGTTTTTGACACTGTCATTGACACAGTGCTAAACACAAACCCATAAGGTACATAAATGAGTAAGCTATTATCTAAATTCAAAAGAAATACAATAGATGAGTTTATCAATTCTGTTGATAATCAAAAAGTTTCTGCTCTCGCTATTAGCGCAGCTGGTGGCAGTTATGTCAACGCAGAAACAGTTAGCTTATTCGGTGGAACTACGTTTACAGTCACTGTCAATGCCACCGCCAATGTTACAGCAGCTACCCTAGTCACCAAAGGTGTTTATAACAATAATGTTCCTAACTCTGCCATCTACGCGACTGGCGGGAGTGGTACTGGTCTAAGAGTCAACGTTTCTTTCGAAAACGAAAATAACTTTTATGTGTTTGTTGGTAAACAATCTGAATATCCAACGAGCGATGTTTCAGCTGAAGTAGAGTCAGAAACTGATTCCTTCTATGATATCTGGAACGAAATGATGTTTGGTAAAAAAGCCAACTTCAAACGAATGGTTCCAAAATACACATGGACCACTAGCACAGTTTACACTCAATATGACGATCAGGCTGAATTAAAAGATACTGACTTCTTTGTTATTACTGATACACGTGACGTGTTCAAATGTATTTCAAACAATGGTGGCGCAAATTCTACTATAAAACCAACAAAGAGCGCGACCTACATTGGAACGCCATTTCAAACAGCAGACAATTACAAGTGGATGTACATGTATAATGTCGCTCAATCTGATAATCTAAAGTTTACAACAAACGAATATATCCCTGTAACACCAGACGCGATCGTTGCTAACGCAGCAGTAGATGGCGGAATATTTCATATTATTGTTGAAGCTTCTGGTGCAGATTATCCGAATCATACTGGTGCGATTACAACGACTGGCAATAACAATGTAGTAATTATTGCAAACACAGCTAATACAACTTCGAACTATTACAGAGATAGTGCGATTACTGTCACAAATACTAGCGGAAATACATTCGTTCGTAAGATTGGTACATCTAATACAGCATATGGTATTACAATTACTGACTCGTTCCCAGCTGGATTCTTATCAAATACCTGTACATATTCTATTGGTCCATTGTTAACAATTACTTCTAGAACTGGTAGTAATGCTTCTGCATATGCTGTAATGAATTCAACAACTGGCGCAATTACTCGCGTAAACATGGCACAATATGGTACTGGCTATAAAGATGCTACTGTCACTGTAACTGCTGGAACCAACCTTGGCTCTGGCGGTGAATTGAGAGCAATTATCTCTCCAGATGGCGGACACGGTAGTGATGTTTATGACGAATTATATTGTGATGCACTTGGCGTACATTGTTTGTTTGACGAGTACGTTGGAGCCAATACTTTTAACGCAGACGTGACTTATAGAACTGTTGGTTTGTTAAAAAATCCGACATATTCTAACGGAACTTTATATGCTGCAAACACATTTAATCAATTATGCACTATAAATATAACAGGTTCTGGAACAGGAACTTATGCAAATGGTGAAGTGGTAACAGGTAGTATTTCTACCGCTTCTGGTAGATACGCATTTGCTAACTCATCAGTCATGTTGCTAACTGGCGTCAATGGTACGTTCCAGTCTGGTGAAGTTCTACAAGGTGCTAATGGCGCGCAACGAATCACTTCTAGTGGAAACACTGCTGCAAACTTAGCTATCTATTCTGGTGATGTTTTATACATTCAAAATATTCAAGAAGTTTCTCGTTCTACTTCAAATAAAGAACAAGTTAAATTAGTAATAAGATTCTAACGGAGCGAATTAATGTCAGCTGATATTGCAAACACAACTCTAGCGTCGGCACCATACTATGACGATTTTGATGAAACCAAAAAGTTTCATCGAGTATTGTTTAGACCATCATTTCCAGTTCAAGCTAGAGAATTAACTCAGCTTCAAACTATTCTACAAAACCAAATCGAACGATTTGGCGATGGCGTGTTCAAGCAAGGCAGTATCATTAAGGGCTGTGCTCCGACAGTAATTCCTGATGCTGTATATGTTGCTGTTCCTGATTCTAATACTACATTTAATGCTTCTAACACTTCTTATGTTGGCGCTATTCTTTATGGCGCTAACTCTGGCGTTCAAGCTAGAATTCTAAAAGGCGAACTTGGCTTTGCTGCATCCGCAGAACCATCAAAGTTTTTTGTAAAATATACTTCTACTGGTAAGAACGGTATTAGCGGATTCCAAGAAGGCGAATCTATTGTAATTTATGGCGAAGATAAATCTTATCTCGGAACATCAGTCATTACTGTTGCTAATGCTACCAATTTTGCTGTAAATGGTCGTATTAGAGGTACAACTTCTGATGCTCGTGGTTTAATCACAGCTGCCAATACTACCTCTAACGAAATTACTATTACTAATGTTAGAAAAGATTTTACTGTTGGAGAAACAATTCAACTTCTATCTAACACATCTGTAAGTACGACTGTATCTGCAATCGAGCTTAATTTTAGCAATAATCTAGCAAACACAACTATTCTTACAACTCCTGGTGATAACAGATATACTGGCGTTGGTAATGCTTATGCTCTAAGCGTCTCAGAAGGTATTGTGTATCAAAAAGGTTTCTTCGTAAAGACAGATACACAAACTCTAATTCTAAATGCTTCGGCTGGTGGTCCTTCTGCTGCTAATGGTATTATCGTTGGTATGGAAACAACCGAAACGATAGTAGACGAATTTGCTGATTCTTCGTTGTATGATAACTCTGCTGACTTATCAAATGGCGCAGCTCCTGGCGCACACCGACTAAAACTAGAAACTAATTTCGTTTCTTATGCGAAAACTGCACTTCCTAATACTGAAGTATTCTTTGCTGTGGCTGAATTTGGTCCAGACAATATTCTAAGATGGAATAACACTTCTGTTGGTGGCGCAGTTGGCCAAGAAATGGCTCAGCGTACATATGATGAGTCAGGTCACTATACTGTAAAAGACTTTACCATTACTTCTAAACCATCCGCCAATACTCAAGAATTCTACTATGACATCGGTGCTGGTAAAGCATATGTTCGTGGTAATGCTGTTGACTTTAAGTCAAACCAAGTATTGAGTTCTCGTCGCGGTGTTGATACTGAATCACCAGTACAACAAATTGTTTCAATGAATTATGGTAGCTACATTCCTGTTGAAGAACTTCGTGGATATTTCCCAGCTGACCAATCGGCTTCAGTAAATCTATATGATTCATTCCAGAATGCTATTACTGCCAGCTTGAATTCAACAAGTTCTGCTACTGGTACTGTTATTGGTACAGCTAATATTCGTAACCTAGTTTATGATACCGACAGCGCAGACAAAGGTGCTCCATTAGCACAATACAACATGTATCTGTTTAATGTCAAGATGAACGAAAATCAAAACTTTAATAAAGTTCGTTCTATTGTATATGCCAATACTGCTAATGCGTTTGCTGACGTTGCTGTTTCGCAACTCGCTAACTCTGTTTACACTGCTACTATTTCTGCCAACGGTGGTGGATATACAAATGGTGACATTGTTACAGTAAGTGGTGGTCTTGGTGACTCTGCGACTGCACTTATAACGGTAAACAATGCTTCAGGCAACGTCACATCTATTTCTCTAATTCAGGGTGGTAAATATACTGCCAATCCAACATTGTCTGGCGCTGCTGTTACAGGCGGTTCGGGTACAGGCTTAACTGTAAACTTAACTATTGATGGGTTTGTCGATCCTAAGCTAGAAGCTACTGACTACACAGCCCTCGTATTTGGTTTAACGAATCGCGCTGTCAGAGATCTAAGAAATGAACAAGGCGATTCTGATACCGAGTTCTATTACAATGCTTCTATTGATGCTTCCCTAGCAAACAATGGTACTACAACTATCAGCTTAACCGACGGTGGTTCGTTCTTTGGCTTCTCAGATAACACCGATTTCTCTGAAGAAAAAGTAGATATCGTTCTTACTGGTGCAGCTCTAACGACTGTAAATCTAAGTGGTACAGTTTCTGTTGCTAACTCTACTACAACCACCATTACTGGAACTAGCACATTCTTCCAGCGTGATTTTGTTGTAGGTGAGAAGATTACAGTAGCAGGAAATACTGCAGTAATCGTAAACTCGATCGTAAGTAATACTACGATGACAACAAGAACTGCTCACGGTGCAGCTGCTGTAGCAAATACCTATGCTCGTTTCCACGAGAAAGGTTCTATTATTAGTTTGTCTACAAGCAACAGAACAATTGCGTTAAACTCAACTCTACAAAGTTTAACTGTTGATCTTGGACCTGACTTTACTGCTTCTGGCGCGACAGCTATTAAAGTTAATGCTTACGCTAGAAAGTCTAACGCTCGCCCAATCGCCAAAGAAATTAAACGCAACCAATTAGTCCGTTTCTACAATGGTTCGCTTGCTGGTGCTATTGCTACTTCAGGAAATACTGTAACTGGTACTTCTACTGCATTTAGTACCGATTTCAAGGTTGGTAACTATATTAAAGCAAATGGCGAAACTAAGAAAGTTACAGCTATCGCCAACACAACCCAACTTTCTGTAGATACTGCATTCTCTACAAGTCTATCAGCTAATACTTACGAGATCGTTCATCCTTATGGATTTAATCTTGGTGTTCCAGACGTGCTTAAAATTAACCGCGTCTCAAAAACTAAAGATTTAAACTCAGATAACAATCAAGCTGTTAGCGATATCAAACAATTCTTTACATACGATTTCGGTCAGCGTGATACGCACTATGACCACGCAGTTCTATATCCTAAATCTACTGCTAATCTTTCAAACTCGTATCTAATCGTTGACTTTGATTGTTTCGCTGCTAATGCTACTCTTGGTAAAGGCTTCTTCTCGGTTGAGTCTTATAGCGTAAATGACGCTATCGGCGCAAACACTTCGCAGTATGTAAGGACTTGGGAAATTCCTTCTTACTATTCTGCTACACGCAACCGTCGTTTTGCTTTGCGTGATTCTATTGATTTCCGTCCATATCGAGCAAATACAGCGAACTTGACTTCTAATGCTTCGGCAACAACAGTCAACCCACCGCCAGCGACACTGTTTAATTCAGGTACAACTGATTACAATCCATATCCTGGTCAAAACTTTGAATGTAATCTAACTTATTATCTACCTCGTCGTGATGTTGTTGTTCTAACTTCTAAGGGTGTATTTGAAGTTGTAGAGGGCGAATCTGCAATAGTCCCTCGTGCGCCAAGAGCAGAGTCTGACGACCAGATGGTTGTAGCGACAACTTATATTCCACCATATCCTTCATTGACTGTTGCTGAATCGCAGTACGTAATTAATGCGCCTTACACAATGAATATCTCGCCTATTTCTAATAAGCGTTATAGAATGAAAGATATTGCTGCTATCGACCAGCGCGTTTCTTCTCTTGAGTATTTTACCACTCTAACTCGCTTAGAGCAAAAAGCTACTCAGTTAAATATCCCAGATACTAATGGCGTAGATCGCTTCAAAAATGGTTTCTTCGTTGATCCATTTGATAATCATAACCTAGCAAGACTAGGTGATGCAGAGCACACAATCGTGATCGACCCAACAACTGGTATCGGTCGTCCAATGGTTTCTACTGAAACAGTTGAGATTGAAATTAACAATGCAAATAGCACATCTACTTCAGTAATTAGAGATACAGCTAATAACATCAGCTACAGTAAGAACTTTGTAACTGTTGGCTACGATGCAAATACTAAGTTTATTTCTCAGGAATATGCCACTCGCGAAATCGCAATTGATCCTAATGACAAATATGATAGCGGTGCTGTAGAACTAGATAAGACAAGATTTGCTGACGTTGAGCAATCGTTAAAATATCCTGTAACAACTATGACGGTTACACCTACGACCACTCAATACAACGAACAGTATATCTATCCTATGAATAGAACTGTTAAGTTAATTGCTCGCGGATTAAAACCATCGACTAGACATTACATTAGCATAGATAACGTTGACTATTCTTCGTTGGCAACGCCAGGAAATATCGCGTATGGTGTAACTAAGATCGCTTCAAATGTAACTGTTGATGGTCTACAAGGCGAAGCTCTATATTCTGATTCAACTGGCGTGTTGTATGCAGTTGCTACAATTCCAGGAAATCTATCGCTAGGAAACCACGTGTTGTCTGTAACTGACACCGTATCTCCAGCCACTCCTTCTTCAAGATCCCTTGGCGCATTTGTAATTTCTCTTGTCGAAGAAGTTCCAGGAAATCCAGTTGTTGAACCACCACTAGTACCAAAGACTCCATTAATTGTTGCTGACTTTGATGTTGTCGGAACATTGGTTGTCGAAGATGGAACTTCTCATACTTTATCATTTATTGATAGAACAAATAGAGGTGTTATTGCTCCAGAAGGTTCAACTCTTGAAGCACCTGTTGCATGGGAATGGACTTTCGTTCAATGTTCAACTGGTTGTGTAACACCAAGTTCTGCTAATTCTTCAGTACAAAATCCATCAGACATTACATTTACATTCCCTTCAATGGTTGAAACAGTTTATGTAAAACTAAAAGTTAGTGGCAATAATAGTACTGTTTCTGAAGTTGTAAAACCAGTTCAGTTGACTAAGTTTGAATCTGATGGTGACCTAAAACTAACCATGTTAAATGTAATATCTGGAAACAACAACAGCTACTACATGTCAGACGCTTCAACTGCAAAAGCAGTCAACTGGGTCAACCTAGAATTCCGTGGCGATATGACAGCCAATCGTGTAACTGGTGGCTATGTGACTATTGGCGTAGTTGGTAATGCTCCATCGGGAAGCTTGTCTGGTACAAATTTCTCTGCAGCAAACGTCGGTACTGCTTCAATTACAAGCAACCAAGCATTAACTAATGGCGGTCGCTCTGTAGGAATTGGTTGGAGCAATCCAGCAAATACAACTCTTACTGTAACAGCTACATATTATAGTTCTGCTGCGGTTGTTCTTGCTACAACAGAGAAAACAATTAGCTTTACTAATAGCACTTCGCTAGACCCATGTAAACCATGCGATCCAACTCAGATTCCAGTCGTTACTATTCTTGATGGACCACTAAAAGCAGGACCAGGAAATGTTGGCGCTGGAATCCCAGAAGGAGCCTTGAGATATATTCCATCTATAATTGGTGCTGGATATTATTTGTTCTACGACGCAACCAATCCTATGACTATATCACAAGTCAATCCGCAGACTGGACTTCCGGATCAAGGACCAGCAGTAATAGGCACAGAAGTTGGATTGTAATAAAGAAGCCGAAATAAAAGAATATTTGGAGAAATAAATGCCAACCGCAACAACCAATTCGTTAAAGTTTTTAGCTCAAGCATTTTCAGTCGCTTCTCCTGGAGAGGCAACGGGCATCTATGCTACTAAACTTGGCTTATTCTTCAAGAGAAAAGGCGCATCTAGCGTTAAAGTATTTTTGATGGAAATGGCCGATGGTCTACCAGATAGAAACTCAATTGTTCCAGGATCTACTGTAACTCTTGAGACAGATTCTATTTCTGTATCTAACACTGGTGCTACTGAAACTACTTTTCAATTTGATACTCCAGTTTTCTTGGATTCTTCTAAGAACTATTGCTTTGCTATTCAAACGCCAAGTTCTGACTTTGCTGTTTGGGGTGCTACTCGTGGCGAACGAGATTTGATTACTGATACTATTGTCAATAGTAATCCGCTTACAGAAAAAGCATTTTATTCAGAAACAGACTCTACTTACTCAGAACTTGTCAATCAAGATATTAAGTTCGTATTGTATCGCGCTAAATTTAACGTAAATACTACTGGTACAGTCACTCTTAGAAATAAAGAAAATCTAGAATATCTCGTAATTAAAGATGTAAATCGTGTACAAAGTTTAATGCCTTATAGCTCTGACTCGGTTGGCGCATTTGGCGAAACATATTCAGAAAAAGGTAAGTTTGTCGCAATGTATCGTTACGAAGATTCTACTAGCGAAAAATACGTCATGTTGGTTGATACTGTTGCAGGTCAAACATTTACTGCGAATGATCAAATTCAAATCTATCGTCAAATGATTGTAAATGGTACAACTAAAACTGTAAGACTATTAAATGGTACAGTGGAATCAATTAAAGACTACGAATATCATTCTATCATTCCTAGATTAAATATTGATAAAAAGCCAACTAGCGAACTAACTCTAAAAATGAGTGGTACTTTCTTAGAAGGCTCTAATTTCTCAGAAGATCCTAACTACTTCAATATTTCTGATTCTGAAGAAAAAACATTCGCAGATAAATCTAGATACTTGCTAAGTTATAGCAACGAAGCTAACGGAAGTATCCTAGCTGGTAATTCTTCATTACAAGTTCAAGCTGTACTAAATGCTACGAATGAATATGTTGCTCCAATTATTAGACTTGATGGTTCGCAGATGTTACTCGTTACAAATAGAGTAAACGCTAATACAACAAACGAAACAACGCGCGAAGGTGCTGCTGATGCGAAATATGTTTCTCGCGTTATCGGACTAGCTGATGGTCAAGATGCAGAAGATATTAAAGTTTATGTTGACGCATACAAACCTAAGAACACTGGTGTTGTAGTTTATGGTAAGTTCCAAGCAGCCGAAGATTTTAGAGACTTCGATAGTCTTCCTTGGATCGAACTGACTCAAGTGACGCCAGCTGGTGTTTTCTCAGATCCTAAGAATCTAAACGATTTCCGTGAGTTTGAGTTCGAAATTCCTGCTGAATACAAGAACAGTGAAGGATATTTTGCTTACAGCGCAACTGCTCCTGAAACAGGCGACTTCGTTCGCTTCAAGAAATACAGCATTAAAATTGTATTGACAGCAGATTCGGGTTATGAATATAACCCACCTAGAATTACTGACCTACGAGTTATCGCGCTGCAAAAATGACGAATTATTTGAAAATTGAAGATGCTCCAGATTTAGTAAAAGATACGAGTTCAGGTGCAGTACTAAATACCAATGTACAAGCGTTAGAAGCATATCGCAAACGACGCGAGAAGTTTAGTAAGGTCGATGAGTTAGAAAACAAAGTTGTTTCATTAGAACAAAACATAAATGAGTTAAAATCGCTAATCGTAGCGGTTCTGGCGGAGAGAAAATAAATGGCAATTACATTCGCAAACGTCGCGACTACAGACAATTTTTCGACTTGGTTGACAAGAACCAACCAAATAGCGAATGCGTTTGTGCAGGTCGTTACGGTAGAATCAAATACTGCTTCTGGTAACGCAGCAATCAGTGGCTACTTTGTGGCTAACGGCTTCGTCGGAAACAACATTACTGTGACTGGTTCAGCTGGCGGAAACTTAACTGTTTCTTCTGCTAATCTGGTAATTGCTTCAAACTCTATTTTGTCTGCTGTCGGTTCGCTCGCCGTTAAGGGTGCGATGACTATTGACACTCTAAGCAGTGTCAACACTGGTACAGCTGCGAACGCAACTCACTATCTTCTGGCTGCTAATAGCGCCAACGGTAGTAGCTGGTATTATGCAGCCGTTCCGACTGTTTTCTCAGGAAATTCTAACTTTGACTCAGGAACTTTATTTGTTGATTCGGTAAACAATAGAGTCGGTGTAAATAATACAACTCCTGATGCTGCTCTGACTGTAACTGGTACTGCTAATATTTCTGGCAACGTTGTTATTGGTGGTGGTTTAACAACTAGCACGAACAGTACTTTCCAAGCTAATGTTACATTCTCCGATAGAATTACTGTAACTAATTTTGCTACGTTCTCAAACAGCATTACAGTTACAAACGCAGCAACTTTCTCAAATACAGTCACTATTTCTGGTAATGTTGCATTTGGTACTACTAGAATTACAGCTAATGGCTCACAAGGTTCGGCTGGTCAAGTTCTTACATCTGGCGCTGGCACCAGTAATGTTTATTGGTCAACACTAACAACTGGTACTGTAACTTCTGTTGCTTCTGGCTCAGGTCTAACTGGTGGTCCAATTACCTCGACAGGAACTTTATCGGTTCTAGCTAACTCTGGTATTATTGCTAACTCTACTGGTTTGTTTGTAAACGCAACTGCTGTCGCAGTCGGCACTCTACCAGTCGCTCGCGGTGGTACAGGTACAGCAACTTCAACTGGTACTGGTTCAGTAGTTCTTTCTGCTTCTCCTTCGTTTACTGGCTCGATTACTGCGCAGACTCTAAACGTTGGTAACACGAATATTTCTGGTAATCTAAACGTTGATGGATATGCAAATATCGTATCTACTGCTAACGTTGGTGGTGCTGTTAATCTAAGAAGCACACTTGCTGTTAATGGCGCAGTAACAATTGTTAATACCATGGCAGTTGGTAATACCACGCTAACAGGAACATTAAGTGTCTCTGGCAATGTCGCAACTGGTAATGTAGTTACAACTGGTAATAATACCACAACTGGAAACACAACTATTTCTGGTACATTAAACGTAGCGAACGGATTTGTTCTCTCAACAAATGCAGTGGCTCTTGGTATTGAACAATCACTAACTCTTGCTCTTTCTGATGAAACTACTAGCATTACAACTGGTACAGCAAAGATTACATTCCGCGCTCCATTTGCTTGGACTCTAACTAAAATTCCTCGCGCTTCTTTAGCAACTGCTTCTAGTTCGGGAACTCCTACGGTTGACATTAATGTAAATGGCTCTACTATTTTGAGTACCAAACTAACAATTGACGCGAACGAAAAAACAAGTACGACTGCTGCTACTGCTGCAGTTCTATCATCAACCAGTATTGCTGATGACGACGAAATTACTATGGATATCGACGTGGCTGGTGGTGGCGCGAAGGGACTAAAAGTAACACTATATTACAAGCGAGCCTAATATGGGCGGGTTTTTGTTAAATTCTTATATTGTTAGACAAACGACAGGACAAACTTCGCGTTCAACATCAACAGTATTTAACACTACGTTTGTAACTCTTTATGTTACTGGATATGATACTAATTTTGAAACGCAAAAATTAACTGATACAAGCCAGCTAACATCCAAATCTACAAATACTACAACAGTTTATGACACTGTTTATAATACTGTATTCGGAACTTCTAATGAAGTTTCAACGACTACAACATATAATACAACAATAACAACTACAGTATCTGGCGAACCAGTTTTTCTTACTAAAGAAGTAAGTAGAAGCACTTTAACTGGTACAGCTCGCAGTACAGATACAACAATATTAACAACATATGCGACTACTACTGCATATGGTACGACTACAACTTATATTACTGGTGGTGTAAATACCACTACGACTTATCTAACAGATACGTTTACATTTATTTTTGATAAAGAATCAGGTAGTGATATAGCAGTTGGAACCACAAGAGAAACTAGCAAATTAACATTAACAGGAAATGAAACTTCTAGAACAACTGATACTTCTAGATCGACTGATACTTCCAAAAATACTTCTTTTGCAACAACTACTGTATTTGGTTCGGTTTATGATACCAGTAAATCAACCTCTAAGTCTACTTCTAAAGCGACCGCAACAACAACGTCATTTAATACGTTCTATGGTACAACCACTAAATATGATACGGTGTTTGCTACTGGTGCATCGATATCAAAATCTACGACTGCATCAACTTCTAGATCTACCGATACTGTATTTAATACCATTGTTGGAACTATTGTGACGACAATTGTTGATGGCGATACGGAACAATATACTAGCGAAATTCAATAAGGCTATCTTATGGCAACCAAACTAAATCTATTCATTGACCAAGGCACCGACTTCGCGACAACGATTGAAGTTGCAGATGATGCTGGTACTCCAATTAATCTAACGACTTACACAGGTCGTTCGCAGATGCGCAAGCACTACACCTCTACAACCTATAATTCGTTCACTGTCACTGGTGCTGCAAATGGTGTAATTACCATTTCTATGAATGCTGCTACAAGCGCAAACATTACTGGTGGTAGATACGTATGGGATTTAGAATTGGTTTCTTCTGGCAATGTCGTTTCTCGAATCGTTGAAGGCATTGTTACTATCAACCCTGAAGTTACGAGATAACTAAATATGGTTACGGTAGTGAAAGCTAACAATCGAAACGCTCTTAGTCTAAAGGTTGTTGAAACAAGCGGTTCAATTAAGCCTTCTACACAGGCTGACGCTGTTACTGTTACTTCTGCTGCGGGTGTTACTTCTGCAGTTACAAGATTAGATTCATTGGTTGATGTGGTAGAATCAACCCCTGCGAACAATTCCACATTAGTTTATTATTCTGCAAACGACACATATGTGGTCGAACAATTAAACCTAGACGGAGGTTCATTCTAAAATGGCCAATAAAATTCAAATTAAACGCAGTACCACCAACGCTGCTCCAGCTGGGTTGGCCAATGGTGAACTTGCGTATACCTCGAATGGTGAAATACTATTCTTAGGTCACCCAGACGGTTCTACTGGTAGCATCGCTATCGGTGGTCGCCGCGTTCCTGGTACACTAACTGCTAACCAAGCTCTTGTTGCTAACGCCACAAGCGGTATTGATAAAGTTATCGTTGCTAACCTACAACCAACAGCTATCTTTGCTAATGGTTCGCTTGGTGCTGATGGTGCTGTTCTTCATTCAAATGGTTCAGCAGTTTACTGGTTGACACCAAATGAAGGTGTATCTTATGACCTGCTTGCTGTTGCTAACACCGAAGCTAACAAAGGTATTCTACAATTAGACCCATCTTCTGGCGCAAACGATGATGTATTCTTTATCGGTGCCAACGGTGTTACTGTTTCTTCTAACTCTACCGCAATTTTAATTACTGGTACATCTGGTGATATTACTGAAGTTGTTGCTGGTAACGGTTTAACTGATGGTGGTTCTTCTGGTAGTGTAACACTTAATGTTGGTGCTGGCGCTGGTATTTCAGTCGCTGCTGACGCTGTTGCTGTTAATGCTAACAACGGTATTATCGCTAACACAAGCGGTGTATTCGCTGATGCTGCTAACGGTATTTCGGTTGATGGTTCAGGTATTAACGTTCTTCGCGGTGACGGTACTCTAACTGTAAACGCAACTGGTGTGTTTGTTAATACCGCCAACCTTTCTATTGCTACATCGCAACTTTCAGGCGACGTTGCTCTCGGTTCAGGTACATCTGGTGACTACGTTGCTACTATTTCAGCTGGCGTTGGTATTTCTGGTTCCTCTTCAGGAGAAGGTGGCGCTGCAACAATCGCTGTCGTAGCAAACAACGGTATTATCGCTAACTCTAGCGGTGTATTCGCTGATGCTGCTAACGGTATTTCGGTTGACGCTTCGGGTATTAATGTAACAGCTGGTGATGGTCTTGTTGCTAACGCAACTGGTGTTCACGTTGTTGCTGCTAATGGTATTTCTGTTTCAGCTGATGCGGTCGGTGTAACAACTGGTTCAACTCTAACTGTAAACACGACAGGTATTCATGTTAATACCGATCTATCTATTACAAGTCTAACTCTATCTGGTAATCTTGATATCAATGGTACGCTAACAACTGTTGATACTACAAACCTATCTGTAACTGACTCTATCATCTCGTTGGCTCGTGGTCAAACTACCGCCAATACGCTTGACATCGGTTTCTATGGTACATTCGGTAATGCATCAGCTACTTCGTACTCTGGTCTATTCCGTGACGCAAGCGATGGCGTCTTCAAATTATTCGCTGGTCAAATTCCAGAACCAAGTACAACTGTTGATACTGCTAATGTAAACTTCGGGTTCGCAACGCTACAATCGTTCTTAAATACTGGTGCGTTGGTTGCTAACTCAAGTGCTGTAAATATTACTGCTAACTCAACTGTTTCGGTTGCACTAACAGCTAATACATTGAGCTTGTCAACTGCTCTACCAGCAACTTCTGGTGGTACAGGTCAGTCAACTTATGCAGTTGGTGATTTGTTAATTGGTGGCGCTGGTAATACTTTGGCAAAACTAACAGTTGGCACAGACGGCAAGGTTCTGCAATCTAACGGTACTTCTGTAGTCTATGCTGACTTGGATGGCGGTACATTCTAAAATTAAAACGAGGTTATTATGAGTGAAGCAGTATTTGTAAATGTGTATATTGAGAATATCAAACAGGCTCTTTTTGATGAGATTTCAAAACATCTAATCACTAAGAGCCAGCTCGATCTAATGTCAAAACAATTAGAGGAAGCAACTGCGAAGCTACAAAAGCTGGAAGCTAAGAATAAGAAAATCGCAGAATAACTTAAAGCCCACTTCGGTGGGCTTCTTTTTAGAGTATAAATAAATGTATGGCTACTAATATCAAGAAAACATCTGTTGCTGGTCGTGTCCCCAATACTTTCACATTAAGTACTGACGGCGACATCGGCATCAACACACATGATGGTAAAATGTATATCTCGAACTCAAGTAATGTGTTTGAAGTTGGAGCGAATATTTCTGGCAATGTTACAATTGGCGGCAGTATATCAATTGGTAACGAGATTAATACTGTCAGAGGAATTAGATTTGAGATAGATAATCCTGTTGTAGAACCTTTAATTCCTACACCACAAGAAGGATTGATGACATGGAATCCCGTCGAACAGTGCCTTGACATACATCAAAATGATACAACGTTGCAAGTTGGTTTAGAGCACATGACTCTCTTTAGAAATACCACAGGTG